TTGATGTAGCAAAATACAATGATTCTCCATCACAAAATGTATCAACAATAATAGCTGATGCAGTGACGGATGCAGCAAATTATGATACAAGCTATGCAGGAACTTACTTCCCATGGTTAATGTATAACGATGCTGTTAACAATGTTGTAACACCATTACCACCATCAGCAATCATGCCTTCAGTATTTGCAGGAAATGATGCAGGTGGAGGAGAGCCATGGTTTGCTCCAGCTGGTCTAAACAGAGGATTGTTAACCGCAATCACTGAAGCAACTACAAGATTGACTCACGGTGAAAGAGATACTTTATATGAAGGTAGAGTAAACCCAATCGCAACATTCCCTAATCAAGGAGTATGTGTATGGGGTCAGAAAACTCTACAGAAGAAAAGATCAGCTCTTGATAGAATCAATGTAAGAAGATTATTGATAGCATTAAAGAAATTTATTGCATCAACTTCAAGATTCTTAGTATTCGAACAGAATACAGCAGCAACTAGAAATAGATTCTTGGGTACTGTTAATCCATATTTAGAAAGTGTACAACAAAGAAGTGGTTTACATGCTTTCAAAGTTGTAATGGATGAAACAAACAATACTCCAGATGTAGTAGATAGAAATAAATTAGTAGGAAACATAATGATTCAACCAACAAGAACAGCTGAATTTATCGTGTTAGACTTCACAGTATTACCAACTGGAGCAACATTTCCAGAGTAAAAACTGACGGAACAAGATATTTATATTAAAGAGGAGAAACATAGATGGCACAATTATTAGACTCAAATGAAATATTCTTTACGCCCTTTGAACCAAAGGTAGCGAATAGATTCATCATGTTTATAGAAGGTATACCAGCTTATCTTGTGAAGAAAGCATCAAGACCTACTTACACTGCTGAGGAAATTGTATTAGATCACATTAACGTACAAAGAAAAATCAAAGGAAAAGTAACATGGTCCGATGTAACAGTTGAGTTGTATGACCCAGTTGTACCATCAGCTGCACAAGCGGTTATGGAGTGGGTGAGATTACACCACGAATCAGTAACCGGTAGAGCAGGATATTCAGACTTCTATAAAAAAGACGTAACTTTTAACATGTTAGGTCCAGTAGGTGATAAAGTAGAAGAGTGGACGTTGAAGGGAGCTTACATTGGTGAAGCAAACTTTGGTGAAATGGATTGGTCAACACAAGATCCAATGATGATTTCATTAACATTGAAATACGACTACGCAATATTACAATTCTAAACATAATTGTACTCATGCAAACGAACCCAATTATGTTAAGATAGAAAAAGATGCCCTATTTTTAGGGCATTTTTTGTTTACGTACATATGTATATATAGAACAATAACAATCAAGGAGAAAAAGTTATGACGCAAGAGCATCTAACAGATGAAGAATTGAAACAGAAATTAGTAGCAGATTCAATTCAATCGGAACAATATCAATTTCCAACAGAAACAATTGATCTTCCAAGTAAAGGACACTTTTATGATCCAGATTCACCTTTAGCAGCTGGTACAATAGAAATGAAATACCCAACAGCTAAAGAAGAAGATATTCTTACATCACAAAACCTTATTAAAAACGGTACAGTGATTGATAAATTTATCAAATCATGTCTTGTAACAAAAATAAATTACAATGACTTGTTAATTGGTGATAAAAACGCATTGATGGTAGCAGCTCGTATACTAGCTTATGGAGCAAAATATGAAGTTAACGTTACATGCCCTGAATGTGGTAATAAAAGCAAAGAAGTAATAAATTTATCTGAATGTGACGATAAAGAAATAGATTTTGCAGCGTATCCAAAAGGAACAACAGTATTCGAGATGACATTACCAGCATCAAAACGTAAAATTACTTACCAATTGATGACTCATGGTCTTGAGGAAAAAGTTGAAGAAGAAATGAAACGTTTCAAAAAGAAAAATAAAAGATCAGGTGTTGATTCAGATCTTACTACTAGAATGAAACAAGTAATCATATCTGTTGATGGTAACGATGATTTCAATCATGTATCAAATTTTGTAGACAACGAGTTTTTATCTAGAGATTCACAAGCATTTAGAGCTCAGATTAAAAGCCACACTCCAGACGTTGAAATGACGTTTGAGTTTGAGTGTGAAAAATGTGGATATGAGGAGGTGTCGGATTTCCCGATCACCGCCGGGTTTTTTTACCCTGACTCCCGAATATCGTAAAGCTCTATTCAAAAATATATTCAATCTAGTTTATTATGGTAAAGGTTTTACACATAATGAAGTGTATAACATGCCAATATGGATGCGTCGTAATTACTTGAATCTAATTCAAGAAGAACGAAAAGCTCAACAAAAAGTTGATGAAGAACATATGAATCAAAGTAGACAGTTTTCAAAATCTCAACAAAAAATGGCAAGGCCAGATATAAAATCACCGAACAACATAGTTGTTAAACCTAAGTTCAACAAACGGTAAAATTGTAGCTCCTCGATATTTATATATGGACGGAGAATACAATGGCTAAAAGTGCATTCAAATCAGCAATAGCAGATACTAAGATGTTTGCAAAAAACGCAGCATCTGCGGGTAGAACTGTAAAACAAAATGTTGGAAAAGCAATGTCCAACGTTGCAAATACAGCTAACGATCTTGCTGGTGCTCTAGGAGAAGCTGGTGCAAGAGCTAGTGCTTTAGGTGCTATA